CCCTCCAGTCTATCGGGGTAGCCGGAGCGATTGATACCATCTCCAGTGAGGATGCTGCGCTTGCCTTAAATGTCCTCAATGAGTGGATCGACCAGCTTGGGATTCAGCGCAACACCATTTATACGGTGAAGCGACAAACCCATACGCTGGCGAGTGGAACGTCGAGTTATACGATTGGCAGCGGGGGGACCATCAATGTCGCCCGTCCGATCTGGATTGAGAACGTCGGTCTGATTCTGGATACGGGGTCAAGCACGCCGGTCGAAGCGCCACGTCAACTCTTTACGGACGACGAGTATGCGGGGATTGGACAAAAGACGCTCCAATCTGGACTGATTCAGGGCATCTGGTTTGACCATGAGTGGACGGCTGGATTGGGCAATATTCATGTCTGGCCGGTGCCAAATGTCGGCACCACACAGCTTGTGCTGTATCTGCCGACCCCGCTTACGGAGTTTGCTGACCTGAGTACCGCCTATACCTTTCCGCCGGGGTATGAACGGGCCATTCGGAGCAATCTGGCCGTCGAATTGGCTCCCTTTTATGGGATACCCGTATCGCCGGACCTCCGCGACCAAGCATCGAGTTCGATGCTGCGCATTAAGCGTGCCAATGTGCGGATGCGCGAGGTGCCGATTGATCCGTCACTGACGCGCCGAAGCCGGACGATGACGAATAGCCAATTTCGAGGAGGGTTGTTCTAATGCCGTCGTATCCCGGCTTTTGTGGGCCATCGTATATCTCTCAAAGCCTGCTGGCACGACCGGAACAGTGCATGAATTTGTATCCTGAACGACTTGAAGTTGGCAATCGGCAACGCTTGGTGCTGTATCCGACGCCTGGATTGGTATTATTTGCGGAAAATGCGACAGAAGGCGCAGCCTGTCGGGGATTATTTGCCCAAGCGGGGCGTGCGTTTGCCGCTATTGGCACCAAAATCTATGAAATGTCCTCTACGGGGGAGTTAACCGAGATTGGCACGGTTGCCATCGACAGCAATCCTGCGACATTTGCCATGAATGGGGACGCCGGGAATGAATTATTCATTACCAGTGGCGATAAGGGCTATATTTATAACTTTTCGACAGAAGTATTTGGTGAACAGGTCACAGATGTGACACAGGGGGGCATGGTTGACGGCTATTTTCTTGGACTGGATGCGGCGACCTCTACGCTAAAAGTCTCTGATTTGCTAGATGGGACGACTTGGACCGGTATTGGCACCTTACAGCGGTCTGCGGCTTCTGATCCGTGGAAGGCGATGGTCATTCGGGACCGCACGATCATCCTGTTTGGCTCCGAAACGAGTGAGCCGATTTATGATGCAGGAACGTCCCCGATGCCGTTTGCTCCAGTGCCTGGTGTCTTAATTCCGTATGGCATCGCGGCTCCGTTTTCCGCGAAAACCTTGGGCGCATCGACCTTGTGGCTGGCACGGAGCAAGGATGGAGATCGTCAGGTCGTGCAGATGAACGGCTACAGTGTGCGACGGGTCAGTACCCATGCCGTGGAAATGGCGTTCAGTCGCTACGATGATGTGTCCGATGCGGTGGCGTTTACCTATCAGGATCAGGGGCATCAGTTCTACGAGTTAAACTTTCCACTCGCCAATGCGACATGGGTTTACGATCTAAGTATGCAGATGTGGCATGAGCGCGGTCATTGGGATAGTGACGCACGGCGGTATCAGATGTGGGGACCCCAGTATCATTGCCATGCGTTTAACAAGCATCTGGTGGGCGATGTCTCTGGTGCAGGCCGTATCTTTGAAATGAACATCGATCTCTATACGGATGTCGACGGGAACGGCTTGCGACGACAGCGTGTCCCACCAATTCTGGAAAACGAACAGAATCGGTTAATTATTAACAAGTTTCAGTTGCATTGTGATGTGGGCATTGGCCTCCCCGGTGCCACATGGGATATTGACGATGATGAGGGGGACCCCTTAGTACCGCCGGTCATAACGTCATCGGATCAGGGCTATGATCCGCAGATTATGATGCAAATGTCCACCGATGGGGGAGAAACATGGAGCGAAGAACGCTGGCGCTCGGCGGGTAAACTTGGGGAATATCAGCATCGCGCCCAATGGTGGCGCTGTGGCAGTGGACGAAATGTAATTATTGCGGTCGCCATGACTGATCCGGTGCCGTGGAGGATAATTGATGCCATCGTCGAAGCTAAAGGCGCAAGGCACTAATGGCAAAACCGGCTCCGATTCCGGTGACGTCGGCGGTCATCACGACCGAGATCGACCCCACATCGGGGGGCGATTTGCAGACCGGCTTAGTGTCCAGCACATGGTTCGAGTATTTTTTGCAGATGCAGGATCGCGCCGAAAAGAGTGCGTATGCGGTGTCCAAGGAGTTCGACACGCTAACGGATCAGAGCGCAGCGATTGCTGCAACGAGTCTGACGATTTCGACGCCGACGGGATTAACCACGAAGCTGTCGAAGGGACTATATCGCGTTTCGACATATGCACGGATTACCCAAGCAGCCTCTACATCGAGCAGCCTGAGCGTCACCCTGCGGTGGGAGGATGGGACGGTGGCTTGCACGTCGTCCGGATCAGCCCTCACGGGGAATACGACCGCGACGACGGGGAGTATGGACCTGATGATTCGGAGTGATGCAGATGCGGACATCACGTATGAAACGGCATATAGTTCATCCGGTGCAACAGCGATGCAGTATCGCCTGGATATCGTCGTTGCAGAAGTAGCAACATAAGGAACAAGAAATGGCTAACGGCAGAGGACAAGTAGATCAAAGCGTTGTGAGAACGAGGCCTTCCAATCTTGCAGACATTCTTAGGACGACTTGGGGGGAGTCAAGTCCACTCTATCCCATGCCGAGGCTTCCAGGTCAGCCAGAACTATTGCCGTGGGAAGAGGAAAAATTCCAGAAATGGATAGCAGAGTTAAAGCGAGAAGGAAGTATCGACCCTGCCGATCAGGGTCGCACGTATAACTATCGTGCAGCGTACAAGCAAGCAGGACTCAAGCCTGATATTGGAAGAACAGCAAGTCGCTCATACGGACCTGCATCGTGGACTGAGGCAGCGAGATGGCCCGAAGAATTTAAGATGTCCGAAGAAGACATCATTCCCGAAGAACTGTGGGAACCAGGATATCTTGGTGGAAGACGGCAGGTTACACAGATTGAACCAGGAGATGTTGCGACAGCGGAGAATCCCGCTGGCAGAGCAGCATATGGAGCCGAAGATGCGACCCTCGGAGACATTATGAGGGCCACGCGAAGAGGTTCCGGGGTTCTTGGTGTAAGCGGTGAAATACGCCATACAGGGGAGGCCATGGAAGCGTTGGGGTTAGGAACCGACGATGATGGCGGTGATCTCATTACGCAAGGGGGGCAACTTGTCGAAGCCATCGCCAATGACCCGACCGCAGTCACCAGGGGAAAATTACCGCATTGGATGGAGCCTATTACGACTACAGGTGGAGGGCTTAAGGGGGGCATTGAAGGGCTTATTCCAGACTACATACAAGAAGACCCAATGAACCAAGGGGTCCTTTCATCTTCTTGGAGTCCTGCTGGCGGACAAACACGGTTGCCCTCATGGGACGAAATGTATCCCAAGGCGGAAGAAGCAGTAGAGACTGTGGCTCCAAAATCCATAGAAGAACGATGGTTAGACATTGCCGAACAACGATTTAAGCCAAAATCAATGAAGGAGTTGATTTGGCCTGCGGCGGTCCAGGGCGGATTAAGTATGTTGGGTGGATGGATGGGTTCACGCGCTACGAACGCCGCGTCTCGTCGTCAGGAGGAGCGCTACCAGCAAGCCCAAAAGATTCTCGAAGAAGATCGAGCGCGTCGGATGGCGTCAGAGAACTATACAGCCCAACTGCGACATGCCGAAGAAGCGGGGATTGGCGCACAGCGCAAGCGTCTTCAGGCGGCGGCGATTCCAGGCTTGGCTCACGGGTTAGGCTACGAGTTAGATCAGAGTCAGTTTGTGCCACCCGCGTTGGACCCGACGTTTACCGGCGCACAGCAACCGTTAACAGCATCACAGATGGCTCCTCCGGGGTATGTCTTGGATGAGTCGGGGAATCCAGTATTAGCGTCAAACCTGCAAAAGAAGGGTGGCAAGCTGTCCAAGCTCTTAAAGTGGGGACTGCCTGCCGCCGCGATAGCGATGCCGGTGCTTGGCGCAGCAGGGGTGCCGGGATTTGGATGGGCCTCAAAATTGGCAGGATCGCTCTTCGGATTAGGCGGGGGTGGCGCAGCACCAGCCGTGACGGGACTGCAAGCAGGGATGTATGGACCTATGGCTCATTATGCAGCAGGCGCAGGCGCGGCGTCCAAACTCGCCATGGCGACTAAGGCGGCGCGTGTAGCGAAAACCCTAGCTAACGCTTATCAATCACCAGGCCCAACAGCAGGCGAACTCGACGCCTATCCGTCATATTTTGATGGAGGGGGAGCAAACCCTGTTGGGAATACTGGACAGTTTCAGGATCAATCGTTGATGGACGCCTATGGTCCGTCATATTCTAGTGCGGCTCCGCCCCCAGGATATGAGTATGACTCAAGCGGCGCGTTAGTGCCGATGCGCGGTCGTGGATGGCGACGTGCGCTTTTAGAGGGATAAATCATGGCATGGACAGGAAAACTCGGTCAGAAATTTCAACTCTTTGGACGACAGGGAACGCGAAATCGTCCCATGTCAAACGAAATGGGAGATCACTGGTCTAAAAACGAACTGGATGATGAGTTGCGTCGTCCGACATGGATGGCTGACGATACTGATTGGCAGACGCCCTTTGGACAGGACTACGATCCGAATGACTTATATAGCAATTTAGATATGACGCCCGGCTTCGCTGGAGGCGCAGGGGAAGGGGCGTCTGAAGCGTGGCAAAAAGGTGGTGATCGTCCTCCTGGCCCTGGCGATCTAAACATTTGCGCTTCTAAAGGGGAAGGGTGGACATGGGACGCAGAGACTAAAACCTGTCTGCCGCCTGAAGACGCACCAGGCGAAGAGGACTGCCCCGATGGGCCGAACGGGGAGAAGTTCAAGAAAGACGCCTTTGGTAAGTGCCAACCAGCCGGGTATCTTATTGGCAAATATACCGGCACGTTTCAAGAACCCACGGACCCTGGAATGCGGGACGCTCCGGCGTGGAAGGGACCGGATATCCCTGATGTTGCTGATTTCTCATACAAGCCTTGGGAAGCGCCGGATGAGTTCAAAGCGCCGACAATGGAAGAGGCGCAGGCGGCTCCGGGCTTCCAGATGCGAATGGAACAGGGACGCAAGGCGTTAGAAGCCAGTGCCGCGTCGAAAGGCATGTTGCGGTCAGGACAAACTTACACGGACCTCATGGATTATGGTCAACGCATGGGCGAGATGGGCTATCAGGACGTTTATGGTCGTCGAGCCAAGGAATATGACCGGTCACGTCGGAATCTCGAACGGGATTACGGGACGGGGTATGATACGGCACGCGACATCTACGGGATTGGGCGCGAGAACATTTTAGGACGATACGGACTCGAATTTGGTGAAGCGCAACAGCAATACGAGCCACGCATGGCGCAGTGGGAGATGGAGGCTCGTAATTACCCGGCACGACGTACAGAGAAATGGAACCAGGCGTGGAAGCGCTTTCAAGACGATGAGCGTCGATGGGAAGCGCAACAGAAAAAAGAGCGTGATTGGGCGACTTTTGCCTCTGGAGGCGCTCAACCAGGATAAGGGATATTATGGCGAATGGACTCTTTCCTACCAGTGAATCGACGAATCTGGCAAACCTGCTAATTGGGCGTGGTGAACAAGAAGCCCAGTCTGAACTGGCGCGTCGGCAGCCCTTTGCCCAACAGTTAACGCAGTTGGGGCCGCAAATCGCGCAGACCATTACTTCTGAAATGGAAGCAAGGCGGAATGCGCCCCTCCAGACCATTGAACTCGCGGACAAATTGATGGGGATGGAGTATCAGCGCAAGCAACAGCGGCGCGGATTACGCCAACAGACGGGGCTGGATGAGGCCACCAAGTTTGTGCGTGAAAACATGCACACGTGGACGCCTGACGACTTAATGCAGTTTGATCTAGACCCGGCTGAACAAACACGCCTCACCACTCTCTACGGTGAATCCACGCAACGGGCGAAAGAGCAAGCAGATGCCATGATTCACCTGTTGCCGTCTATGGACAAGTCGGCGCGTACAGGCGCGATGACGAAACTCGCGCAGACGCTCCGTCGCACGCGGGTATTAGGTCCAGACGCGATTAAAAGTCTGTCCGCGTTGGATGTCATGTCGCCGGAGTTTGACGAAAAGATGGGCAGTCTCAGCACGATGTTATTGCCGATGGATGAAGCCAAGGTGGTGGGGAAAACACTGGTCAATCGCTTTGGGAATCCTATTTACACCGCCCCTGATCCCGTGGTTCTCCAAAAAGGGGCCGCGCTGGTATCACAAAGTGGTCAGCAGTTAGCGTACAATCCTGATTTGGCGTCACAACTATCGTCGCAGGGCAGGGCTTTATATGCGACAGAAATTACAGAACTCCAGGGCTATGGTGCGGCGATGCAGGGATTACGGCGGGTAGAAGAGAAACTGGTGGGGACTGGACAATTGGGCGGCACCAGGGAATGGCAAACCATGCTTCCCGACTGGACGACCCATGCGTTTGGGTGGGGCGAAGATGCAAAAACCATGGAAGCGATCATCAAGGAAGTGCGACAAGCTGTCGGTAAGGCGATGGAAGGCGGCGTCCTGCGGAAAGAAGATGAACTGAAGTATCGAGAGATTCTCCCACGACAGGGGGACACTCTACAGACAGTCAGGGCCAAGCTGGCTGGCCTCAACAGAAAGATGGAAGAAGAGCGCTATAGTCGCTTGCAGGGACTCATGTGGGGCGGTGCAAATGTTAGCCACTACTTAAATGCGTTTCGTAACCCCAACATTCTGATGCAGGCACCAGCGGGTCCCGATGGCACGCCTGGTGAAATCAGGCAGGTGTACTTGGATGATCGGGAACGCTATGAAGCGGCCGGAGCTACATATATGGGTGAAGACGCAGGCATCCCTGGTGGCCGTGATTTTAGTTCCTATTTCGGGGGCAGCATGGGAGCCACAATGGGATTACCTGGAGGCGCACCTGGCTATGGTCAACAAGACATTCTCGGAGTTGGGGCCTATGGTATGCCCCCTCAAGGCAATGCTGCCGATCCTCTTGGGATTTTAGGAGGCTAGGATAAGATTATGCCCCCACAGATGACGCGAGAACAGTTGGCGCTTCAGCTTAAGCAGCGGTATCCCCAATATCAAGCGCTAGATGACAACGAGCTTGTAGATCGGGTGCTTCAAAAACATCCGGTCTATCAGCAGCAGCTTGAGCAGCCGACCGCGCAACCGCTTCCTGGGCCTGGTCCACAGCCAACGCTGGAAGCTGGTCGAAGCCCTGCGTTACCAGGAGCGCCAACGCCAGCGGTTACGCCTCCAGACGCGCCACGGTCCTATATGCAAGTCATCCAAGAGCGTCAAGGACGCACAGCGCCGGACACCGCAATCGCCCCTGGAAGCATGGTTGCACCAGCGGCCCCAGGCGCACCCTCAGAGCCTTCACTTCCATCGACTGAAGCGGACGGGGACGACTATAACCCGCTGGTCGATTTTAGTGTAGGATTAGGAAAAACGGCACTTTCCACGGGATACCATATTACTGATTTGTTACGTCGGGCAACAGGCGGGGAAACGATGCTCGATGACCCCAAAATCAAGGCGCTGATTACGGGACCACAAACAGGAGCCGGAAAGGTGGGAACCTTCGTAGGGGAAATGGCCCAACTGATGGTGCCGGTAGCCGGATGGGCAGGTAAGGGCGCAAAAGCAGCGACGATGATGTCGCGTTTAGGTATGGGCGCACAGCGTATGGGCGGCCTCACGACAAAAGCGGCCGCCGTGGGGAAAGACGCGAAGATGCTAAAGTCGCTCAATGATGCCAAAACGGGCCGCATTTTGAATCTTCTGAAGCCGTCAGCCAAAGAGATGGTGGATTTCGGGGGGCGCACCTTTCTTATGACGGGGGGCGACACGGGAGACACCCTCAATGCCATGTTTTGGGGCGGGATTTCTCCGGCTGTGGCGACGGGATTCAAAAAGATCGGGAACGTCATGCGACATCGACTCCCTGAACGTCTTTACACGCAGGCGCTTGGTCAGACGGTCAAAGAATCACAAAAAGCAGTTAAGAGATATCAGGACGCTTTTGTAGCAAAACATCCACACTTAAAAGAGGCAATGATGTCGGGCAAGATTGCACCGGAAGTCGCCGCGAAATTGCCAGAAGTAGATCGGGCGGCTCTCGAAATGATTGTCCGCCTACGGGACCCCTCAACCATCCAACGGGCCATACAGGATGGACTGTGGGGACGCCATGAATCAATGTTAGGGACTGCCATACAACACTCTGACAGGCTCAATGCAGAGTTAATTGGTATTTTGCAAAAGGCACCAAAAATCAAGTTGAACTCTGCGGAAATAAAAGAATTGCACGCAGGAGTAGAGACAGCGCTTAAGCAAACGGGCATTTCAGACGTATTTGAGACACTGGCGACCACTACTGGGCCAGTGCTTGACAAGCTCTTCAACGCTACTCGCAGGGGTGCGTATACAGCGAAGGACCTTGAAGCCTTGCGTCAAATAGTAAAGAAAGGTGGTCCCGGCTTGCCAGGCATGGCATCCAAGAAGATCATTAACCCTGACAGTGCGGTTGTCAAGTTGTGGGCGACTCCCAAAGAATTAGAGTCTTTAACGGAAGCCGTTACCCTGCTTGCCAAACCGGCAGAGTTTAACCGATTGCGTCAGACAATCGCTGAGAATATGGTAAGTCGCATGGCTACAGGTAAAGCTCCTCCGGGGCTAAAGGCAGGCGAAAGAATGGTCAATCTTCAACCGGGTTTGGTTCGGAAAGGTCAGTTCCAAATACCTCAAATTGAAACCAGGTTTCTCAAAAGCGAGATAAAGATGGACGCCAGTGACGTAATTCAACTTCGTCGGACACTAGACAATGTGCGGCACTCCAGCGGCTTTCAACAGGCGGCCTACCTGGGAAACATCCCGAAAGGCTCTGAGGCGGAGTTTAGGGGGCTGAGTGATCACTTGCGGAAAAAGCTGGCGAAGAATCCCAACACGGCGGACAACCTGCGTGATCAAAGTCACTGGCTGTCTGTGCGCGATCATATCATTCCCAAAATGCACGAAGTTCAAGGACGCAGGCTTGTCGGCTTCTCTGATTACCTACTAGGGGGCGGCGGAACAATTAGTGGCTATGGAGTAGGAGGGTTTGGGACGATGGGAGCCATTCGTGGCTTTCAAATGCCCATGTTCCTGACCGGCGTGGGTCAATTTATGAACAAGCTGCCGAAGAAGATCGGCATGGATCGACTGGGTTTATCAGCCGAAGCGATGCGACGTCCTGCCGTCTCTAATATTGTTCGGCCAGATCGTGGAGCCGATGACCCGGCTGCTGGCGCAAGCTGGTTCCAGCAACAAGGGGCTGGAGGAGCGCCAGGCGATGCGTCTACAACCGGAGGCTGGTTCCAACAGTAATAACAGTAAGGAGTAAGGAATTATGGCAAGCGGCACAGTAATGCCCGTCCCCGTGATGCAGTTCTTGGATGGCAATGGCGATCCGTATAGCGGGGGCAAGCTGTACACCTATGCGGCAGGGACGACCAACAATCTGGCGACCTACACGACCCATGACTTATCGGGATCAGCGAATGCCAATCCGGTCATTCTGGATGCCAACGGACGAGCGACGGTCTATCTCCAGCCCAAGGGTTATAAGTTCAAGCTGGACAATTCCTCTGATGTTGAACAGTGGGTGCAGGACAATGTCAACGGCGTGCCGGTGCAGGCCGATACGGTGGATATTACCGGCACCGCAGGCGAAGCGCTGGCGAAGCCGAATCTGGTCTATCTCTCGGATGGTCGGGGCAGTCGCACCGGTGGCAAATGGTATAAGGCGGATGCTGACTTAGATTACGCCAGCACGGGCGTGACATTAGGCTTTGCGACGGCGACGATTGCCCAAGATGCGACAGGGGCGATTCGGCTAGTCGGCACACTGGACGGGTTTACCTCTCTGACGCTTGGCGCTGACCAGTTTGTGAGTGGGACGGCTGGTGCGATTACCGAAACCAAGCCGACCAGTCCCCGACAGGTCGGTCGGTCGCTGACGGCAACCACGATTGTGATCGATGTGGCACCAGCGAGGAGTGATTTATTCTTGGGGCCGGTGTGTAATGGACGGTTGAGTCTGGAAAGCGGGGTGCCAGTGTCGACCTCCAATCAGACCGCGAAAACATCGGTCTATTTTATGCCGTATCACGGCAATAAGATTTCATTGTATAACACGGATACCGGTTTGTGGACGGTGCATGAATTTTCGCAATTAACCTTTGCATTGTCTGGATTGACGGCGGATCGGAATTACGATTTATATGTCTACAGTGTGAATGGGGTGGTGACGGTAGACAATAATGGCTTAACGTCATGGGGAACAGGGGCGACCAGTCGGGATGCTGGAGTGGCGCTTGAATTACAGGATGGCGTCTTGGTCAAAAAGGACGCCCACAATTATCGGTATATTGGGACGATTAGAACTACTGGCACGACAGGGCAATGTGAGGATTCATTTACCAAGCGGCTAGTGTGGAATGCGTATCATCGCGTAGATCGGTCGATGTATTATTTACCGTCTGCGTCGAGTTGGACCTATGAGGTCGCGGCTTGGCAACAGCGGGATAATACTGCGGCGAGTCAGGTCGAGTGTGTAGCAGGGCAGGATGGCGATAATATTACGGTTGATGTGTGGGGGTATTCACAAAATGCGTCTGCGGCGACGACCAAATTTATGTCGGTGGGCATTGGGGAAAGTGCGGATACTCCTGCGACGGGCTGTATTTTAGTGCCTGCGACGGCAGATGTGGCCGATTCGCAGAAGCCGTCGTCAGCGCACTTGAGAAAGCATAAAAGTGAAGGATATCACGTGTATAAATGGCTCGAATGGGCAACGGCAGGGCATACTGTGACGTGGTTTGGTACGAATGGTACTTCCTCAATTCGACAGAGTGGCCTTAGTGCCATGTTAAGGATGTAATCATGATAGCAGCACAATTAGTTGCGGCGTTTGAACGACGTGGTATTCCGGTATCCGGAGTGACGATTGGCACAGTTGACGACCGCGCCACATGGACGGTGCAGTATAAAGGCGCGACCGATGACCAGCAGGCCGCTGGCGCAGAACTCTTGGCGACCTTTGATCCGGATACGGATACGGACTATCTGGAAGAACGGGCGGAGGCTGAAGCCACGGCATTCCTGAAGAAGCCCTCTACGCAGTCCTTTCTCGTCGTGATGGCGGGAT